GGCTCCGCGCGGCATCACTATAAATCTTCTTCTTGCGACCCGTATATCGATCAACGAATTGCTCCGTCGAGAAAGGGGTGACAATCCCGAAGTTATTTATAATGAATTGCTTTTGGTAAAACAATCTCACATCAAATTTCTCTGGATTAGGTACTGGAGGTGGAGCATACTCTTTGTTACCAATGACCTGGTACATGGGATGTGTGGGATTCGGACAATTACCTTTATCATACCCAACAAATATTGCTCTTTCTAGTACACCACATTTCAAGTTGTTCAAGGAAGGGTTGTGCGCTGAGAAGGTCACCTGTGTGGACAATCCTGCCACAGTGTGAAACCTGCGCACCTTGGTCAAGCTACCCGACCGGTATTGCACCCTCAATCCTGACCACTGTAGTACAGTATCATTGGAATCGTGGCCGGGTGCTACCGCTGGGCAGCCTCAATCTCTCGTGGGCTTCCTGCCCTGTGTGCCCCAGAACCAATGGGAACGCACGGGTTGGTCCATCTTATGAAATGATTCCAACACCTCGGGCAGGGCCATAATGTCCTCGGCAGTAATTTGTGCCAATGAAGGCACAAACACCATCTTAACAAGTATGGGCAAGAAAGCATCAATGTTGCTGGGGCGCATGTCGGGCCATTGCTTATTGATCTCCTTGACCAGAAAATCAGTCACGGTGATCACATTGGCATCGGAAAACTTAGGATAAAGAAGTTTAATTCGACAAAGGCTGACCAACTGAGAGAGAGGCCGCAAAGTCTTAAAGTAGATCTTGGAACGAGCACGTTGCTTTAATTCGTACTCGCCCAATCTAGGTTCAGAGTCACTAGCTTTGAAAGTGAGGTGATCATCCTCGACTTGCTGCGCTCCAACAATAGATCGGTATTCCGCCAGAACCACATGGGCGGCTTTTGAAGGCGTCCGGTAGCCAAGCCACCAAGACATACACCTTCTGAACCAAGAACGATTGGTCAAACGAGCCAATGCGGCCGCACTGGTCTCATTCGCCATCGTCATCACTGAACTTGGGAGACTATCTATATAGCGCTCATGTAGGACAATCTCTGTATTAGTACCAACCACCGTCACAGTGTTATCACCAATGTTGGGCACACAATCAATGTGGCCATCAACACTGGCATACAACACTGGGGGTGGTTGTGGAATTTGGGAGTTCATCTCCGTAGAGGGCTTTTCGTCGTCTTCGTGTTTCATAATGTGTTGTGATTTAATGGTTATCGGTCGCAGATGGGTTGCCCGTCCCATGACCAGCTATAGGGCTGCTCACGCTCCTGGCACACATTCGTCGTGGCCGACGGGAAAGCCATTACCAGCTTAAAGGTCAACTAAAAGGTATTAGTTAACCTAGCGTTACTCTCAGCTGAATTGGGACCAGCTCACAAGTGAGCGGGGCCAACTGGGCCATCAAGGCTGAATTAACTCAAGGCCCAAATAACGCGAAA